GTTTTCTCACTACAGCAACAGATGAAGCCTTTATTGGCTAGATTCAATGCTGAATCTTTATCTTCTGGTGTGAGGAAAAAACCACTTAGCATATGGATGTCTGGAAACACACAAGTTGGGAAGAGTTCTATAGTTAGACGTTTGCTGAACGATATAGCCAAAAGAACTATGACTCCTGAAGAGTGGTCGAACCATTGTAAGTGCCCAAAGGACTCAGTATATCCTTACCCTTTTGAAAGGGAATTTTGGGATGGATACCATAATCAATGGGCTACAGTCATTGACGAAGCTGGAATACTCAAGTGCATAGAAGGGGGTACCAATGATGGCTTTATGTCAATGGTGCGTATGATAAATTCCTTTGATTATGCTCTTAATAGAGCAGCACTTGAGGACAAAGCTAATTCTAATTTTACTTCTAAAGTTGTTTTGGCCACTAGTAATAGGTTTAACTTGAAGCATGATGATTTGAAGAGTTTAGATTTTCCACGTTCTGTTAGTGAGAGATTTGATGTCACAGTCCACGTGTATGTTAGGCCTGAATTTGCTAGGGCTAAGCCACCACAGGGTGTGTCACCTATTGATAGTAAGAGTCCTAGATGGGACGCTATGCTTGATAAAAGTAAACTCTTAGAACCGTTGTCTAATGGGCAACTTGGTGTCGAACACGTTGAATTTCAACCTGTGAGTTTGATTGATGGTAAAGCTATTGGTGCACCTATGTTGTATGATGAGTTTTTGGATTATGTTATTGATGCTAATGACAACGTCCAGACTTTTGGTGACCTTATGATGAATTCATTTAAAGCTGATATAAAGGACGGTATGGCATATAGGATTGCTAATGGTTTGGAGCCTTCTGCTTCTGATGAGGAGAGAGCTTTAGCATTGAAGTATGTCACTGAACTTGCTGATGAGAAGGCTGCTAGGTTGGCATCTTTGAGGCCTGTTGTAGCAACAATTGAGTTGCCAGTTTTAGCTGAGGGTAAGAGTGATGATGATGATGACGTCGTTTTGGATTTTTCATCTGAAATTGAGGCCATAAGGAGAGACAAGATGGCTGTTATTCGAAACAAGAGGGCTATTTCCGATTTGTTAGATGCCATCAAGGGTGACGTAGTAGTGGCAGAGTCACAAATGTGGTTTTCCGATTATTTGTACGAGAAATTGTTTGGCATTGCCGTTGAGACTCCTTTAATTATTAGAGATAAGAAGAAGCAAGTGTTAGAATTTGTGTCACGTGTTAAGGATATCCCCTTTACTGTTGTTGAGGAGATTGGCAGGTGTTACTCGTTTGAGATGAACAAATTTAGAGAGTTTTTTAGGACATGTGATTTGACTTTGCCTTATGGCAATGACTTCACCAAAGTTGTTTTTGCCATTGATCAATTTAAGAAGGCTTATATTGATGAACATGTTGAAGCTTTAAAGTGTCAGGTTAATACCACTTTTGATAAGTGGACTAGTTATGATGTTGCCAAATCTTTGTTGGCTGGGGCTTTGTTCGTGGGAAGTGTGTATGGCATGTATAAGTTGTTTTGCCCCACTAATCCTAAGGACACTCCTGCTGAGCAGTCAGGAACAACTAAGACTTCTAAAACCGTTGTGAGGAGACCCTTGCGTAAGATTGGTGCTAAGAGTCAATCCGCCACTTCATATAACAACCAGACTGTCTTAGCTTTGAAAGTTTGTAACGGCAATGTATACACTATCTCTCTGGGTAATAAAGACCTAGTTATAGATGGTGTTGTCATACACTTGTTGTTTTTAGCTGGTAGGGTTGGTGTTACTATGCGCCATTTTTACGATTGGTGTTGTGGCCGTTATGAGGAGAATCCTGAGTTTTATTTATTGTTGAACCCTGTTAAAGAGGGTAAGACTATTCAGGTGCCTGTGAAGACTTTTATTGATGCATGTTTTGAGTATGATTCTGAGATGGATCGCGTTTATTTTGCCCTTGAGACGGGCAGGAGTCACTCAGATATTAGTTCACATTTTATTACCAAGGATCATGCCATATTACAAGAAAAGAACTTCGGTGCTATGATGTTCAGGCGTTTGCGTGACCCAATGGATGAGAAGAAGACCACAGGCTATGTTTTAGCTAATGGAAGAGCTGTTTCATCTAAAGTAGTTATGTATGATGGACAAGATCATAAAAGTTGTTATATGTTTCCAGCTGATACGTCTAAAGGTGATTGTTGTTTGCCATATTGGACTTCAGATACTGTTTGTCCACAAGCGAAGATTTTTGCGTTACATGTGGCAGGAAACGGTGCTAATGGCTTTGGACAGTTGATAACGCGTGAGGAAGTTGATTTTGTTTTGAAGAGTTGTAAAGATGAGGAGAAGGTGGCCACTGAAGAGGCCAATTTTCCTCAATCTGGTCTGTTGAATATAAAAAGTAATGTTGGTAAGCAGCATAGGATTTTGGCCTTAGTTAAGCCCTTGTATAATCATTCGAAGAATAACATAGTTCACTCACCATTTTATGGTGTTTATGGGCCTGTAAATGTTGTTCCGGCAAGAGTCGAGGGTAAATTTGTGAATGGAGTTTATTACGATCCATATCAATATTATCGTAACAAGGGTGGCACTAACATAAAACCAATCAATAGGTTGATGCTGCAGAGATCTTTTGAGTCTTATTGGGACACTGTGCGTAAGAGTAGTGTTACAACGCCTTTAGGTAATAGAAAGTTGACTATTGATGAGGCTATTGATGGAATATCTGGCCTAATTGATCCAGTTGATTTTTCCACATCCCCTGGTTACCCATTTACCGAAATGAGACAGGGGAAAGGTAAGAGACCTTGGCTTGGTAAAGTCGGCTTCGCTAGTGAGAGTGTTGAAATACGAAAGTTTATTTACGATTTGGTAGCTGAGCAAGATGATAAAATTAGAAAAGGGATTAGACCAATGTATTTGTATAAAGATGCAGTTAAGGTTGAGCGAAGGCCTGAGGGTAAGGACACAAGGGGTATAAATCCTAGCCCTATGGATTATTATCTTCTTTGCCGTATGTATTGTGGTTCGTTTGTTGTTCACATGATTGAGAACAAGATTAAAAATGGGTCTGCACTTGGCATTAACCCACATGGTGAGGATTGGAGTGTTTTAGCACATATATTGTCTATGTTCAAGAATTTGGCGGCTGGTGATTTTAGCAATTGGGATGGTTCCCAGAGTTTGGATACTTTAAGGGCTATAACAATGGCGTTAGATGCGTTTTATGCTGGGTGTGACCCTGAGGACACCATTGCTAGGCACACATTATTGCTTGATTTATTTTATTCAAGGCACATTGTTAATGTTGTGTGTGACGAAGTCCCTAGGTTGGACGCTTGGGATTGTGAGGCTAAGTGTGGTATGTCTGACATTGGCGATTTTTATGTCAATGGTTTTGATGCGTCAGTGAAGTTCAGCGACTTGGGAGAGTTAGCCCCAGGGCTGTACAAGGTTGTTAGACATAATGATGGCACTATTTTTGTTGTTACCGTGGTTTACGAGGTTGAAGGTGTCATGGTTTCTGGACATTTTTTAACAACAGCCGGAAACATTGTTGTCAATAATGTTATGCATAGGTATGCTATTGTTGATGCCTTGACAGACCAGGATGGAGGAGTTATGTATGACAGTTATTATGACAACATGTTTCCTGATATTGAGAGATGTATATTTCTTATTTGTTTTGGGGATGATTCTGTCTTAGCTGTCGACGATCATTTAGCGTCTATCTTGACTCCAGAGGATTTGGCCTCTGCATTTTCCAGAGTTGGTTTTAAGTATACTAACGAGGATAAGTCGGCCGCGTCGGTGATTTGGAGGAATGTGTTTCAAGTGTCTTTCCTGAAGCGCAGTTTTGTGTATATGAAAGATGAGGGGAAATGGGTTGCCCCCTTACCCATTAGTGTTATTGAAGACATTGTTAATTGGGATAAAGTACCCACTGTCGCCGGGTCTATGGCGGCTAGATTAGATGAGTCCAATAAAGAGTTTTCTTACCATGGTAAAGATGTGTTTTATGCCAAGCAGTTGGTTATGGATAGATTTGTTATGGATAGGGACGATCTTGGCATATTGTTGCCCAAGGAGAGGTCGTGGCGATCGGCTTTCACAGCCGCCACCTCTACACTTGGGTATCATTGCTAGGAAGTAGACCTGGTATGTCGTAAAACTACCGTAATCATGGTCCTGATTGGGACCGTAGGACTTGGGAAGTCCTTTAAACTCATCCGGCCGTTTAGGCTTAATAGTGGCAGTGGCCACATGGTGTGCGTGTATAATGTTTTGACGTTTTCATCCTCTTATAAGGAGGAGCATGTTGTTTACCGAGCTCTGGAGGAGTTTAAGCTCAAATGGAGGGTCCATATCCCTCCGACCAGCAACCCTAGTAATTTAATAGCAGGTTGTTTGGTATGCTATTGGTATTTTAGTATGGAAACAAAAGAACAAGAAAAAGTTACAGGTTTGGACGCAGGAGGTGTTCCAAATCTTGATATTAATGAGGATGGAATGGTCAGTTCTGCTGACTATTCAAGGACATCAACTACAAGTCATGATGCCCCGGGAGCGGGTTCATCTATTGCTGAGTTTTTAGCAAGACCTATTTTGGTGTCCGACCCGCTGTGGTCCACTGCCACAGCGGTTAACACTGATTTGTTTAGATACAATATTGGTGCCGCGCTGAACACATTCACTTTGTGGACCAACAAGATTGCTGGTTACAGGTTGATTCGTGGGACTGCTGTTTTTCGTATTATGATAAATGCTAGTCCCTTTCAGCAAGGGAAATTATATTTTTGGTTCGTTCCGGCATTGCCGGATGTCACTTTGTCATGTGGTGACGCGAACATTATGAGGACGACTATGTTGTCCTCCGTCAGACAACTCCCAGGCGTTGAGCTAGATTGTCGTGAGTCCAGTTGTATTATTAGGATTCCGTATGTTGCTCCTAGTAATTGGTTTGATATTAAAACCGCTAGTTATTACGATTGGGGTACGTTTGGCATGAGAGTCTTATCTCCATTGGCATCTGGGACTGGGGGGTCAACTAGTGTTCAGGTGTCGCTATATATGTCTTTTGAAGATTTTGAAGTAGCGGCTCCCACAGTGCCCCAAGGCCCCAGTGGAGGCAAGAAGAAGTATTCTATTAGGAAGCTCAATCGCGAGGAAGCTGCCATGGAGGCTGGTCCAGTTCAAAGGGGCCTTTCGACCACTAGTAAAATTGCGGGATCACTTGGTGATATACCATTTATAGGTGATTTTGCTAACACGTTGTCGTGGGCTGCCAATATTGCATCGGGAGTAGCTGGTGCTTTTGGGTGGTCCAAGCCACTTTTGACGGCAGCTCCTACAATCATGACCAACCAATATAATCGTTACATGGCTGTGCCAGACGGACTAGATGTGTCTATACCTTTGTCTCTTAGTGTTAATCACGAGACGAAGGTTACTGATACGATGAGCATCAGGTCTGAGGATGAGATGAGTTTCTCTTTTTTGAAGGCTGTGCCAACAATCATTAATTCGATTGCTTGGAGCGCAGCAACACCTGGGGACACATCTTTGTATGGCAATAATATTGGTCCGTCAGTTTTATACGAGAGTTTGAGCTTAGTTCATAACTCCCATACCACTGTTGTCCACTCGGGTCCACCCGTGTTTTATTTGTCCAACTCTTTTGAGTTGTACCGTGGATCCTTGGTTTTGACATTGAAGTTTGTCAAGACAGATTATCATAGTGGCAGGTTGAGTATTACATGGACGCCTGGTGTTATTGTTGGAACGACTCCCACGCTTTCCAATAGTGGTTATGCCATAAGGGAGATAGTGGATTTGAGGGTTTCTAATGAGGTATGCTTGACGCTGCCCTATTTGTTACCTACTAATTACAACCCTGTTTTGAATGGCATGGGCTATCTTGACATTCGTATTTTGAATGAGCTGATTGCCCCACCCACTGTTGCGCAGTCCATACAAATGTTGATGTATTGGAATGCTGGGCCTGATTTTGAGTTTCAGTTGCCCACCACTTTCAACATTAATGCGCAACCTATTATGCCACAGATGAATGACGATATTGGTGATGAGGTTATTAAGTGTGGAAATATAGGTGGAGTCAATGTACCTAATCTTGGATTAGAGTTTGCTGAGGAGTCGATAGGGGAGATGTTTTCCTCTGTTAAGCAGCTAACTAGCAGGTTCAATCAGGTTTATAGTAGTGTTGTCACTACTAACACCAACACTTTGGGTTATTACCCATGGCATGTCTCGAACATTTATATGGTCCCGGCAACTGGAGTTTTGGCCTCGTGTGGTGTTGGTGGAGATATGTTTAGTACCGTTGCGTGTATGTATGCTTACATGCGCGGGAATATGAGAGTGGTTTTGCAACCATCTTTGGTTTCTGGAGGGATACCAACGACTTTGAACAATATACCGTTCTCTGTTGTTAACAACCCTTATCCCAATAATGCTGGCTTAAACATTTTAGGAACATCATTAGTTACAGCCGGCACCTTGGGCCATGGGACTTTAGCTTGGGAGCTACCTACCGCCATCCCTTTGAAGAATATTGGAGTGGCGGTTACAAATCCCGGTAATGGGCTTCTTGCAGTGGAAGTTCCTTATTATACAGCATACAAATTTTCTGCGATAGTTCCAACATCTAATAGCGTGTTAGTTACATCTGACCCTAGTAGGTGCTTGTCGTACATGAGCGTGTACACCCCAACTGCTAGTTTGGCTGATTTCAGTCTTTATAGAGCAACTGGGGATGATTTTCAATTCGCTTACTTTTTGGGTGCACCACCGGTGACCTATAGTTATATTTGACAAATTTATGTTAGCTTTGCGGGGGCTTATCCCGATTATATGTTTATATTGTATATATTTATGTTTGCAGGTTTTAAACTAGCCTATTTTGGTTAGTGGAATTTTCCTGCTTTAAAATCCTGTTATATCATCTTATGCAGTGTCTATTTAGGTAGGCATCGTTACGGTGAGAATGGTGACGGGTCCCATCGGAGAGTATGGGTGCGGCGTGGTTGTGTTTTAGAACACGTCCGGCTGGTTTCTTTAAGCAAAA